CTGGTCTGCATGCCAGTAAAACAGCTCGTGATCGCAGAACCAGACAAAACCTTCCAGTGCGGCGGCTGCTGTGTTGCCCGACACAAATCTATAGCACTGGCTGTCAAGACCATGCGCCCGACACAAGGCATCAAGCCGCTGTTTTTCCCGAACCGGATTGTCACCTTCGTGATAGTAAAACAGCACAGTCAACTGCCTGTTTCGGACTAGATCTAGTGTGTTTTCGGGAATCAGTGCAAAATAGTCCAGATCATGGTCAAACCAGGCCAGGCCAATGGGATACCAGGCACCGGCGGGTATGGTGTCGGTGACATATGACACTGTGTAGGGATAAGCATGATCCTCACAGTACATGAGCAGTCTGCAGGGTGCTATACGCGGCCAACTATCGCCCAGGCGCCGGAAGCTGCCGTCTTTTACAGGTTCTACAGGTGTCAGGTTGGGCCAGGGACGGTGATCATAGGCTCTATCGTATACAAAGTGAAAGGCCATGCTATACGGCCCCGCTAGACAGTGATTTTACAGTGTCTGACGCCAAAATTTTTGACAGTCGCCTGGGAACCCCTATAAAAAGTAATTTTCTATCATTTCTTTTCATGTGAAATCTTTTCAATCATTTCGCCATTTCTTTTCATTCTTTTCTTTAAAATTCCGCCAGCATGGCATCCAATTCTGCACTCAATATGTGTTCAAATGCGCCTGAATAAAAATGCTCATAATTATGGCGTACAACAGGTATAGCCTGCTCATAAAGATCCTGTCGTTCTGAGCAGCTCAGGCCATTTAAATCAGTCAATAGCGCACCTATTCGTGCTATTCTTTTGACCATGTCCGGTTCGTTATCATATGATTCGTCCCATAGATCACCAAATGTTCGAAATCCGTAGCCGCGCAGGTAAGCCAGTGCTCCTGCGGTGCCCACCACAACAAACGGAATCTGCTGGCATATGGGTTTAAATATCTTTTCGGTCAGGTGCTGTCGATCACCGTCGGCCACGGTTTCAGTTACCACATACACTAGACTGGTTTCAATCTGACTCCATAGATCCAACCAACACGACGTCATAGGGTGTCCTGACTCTCCCGGCATGTCGAGCGGCAAGGCCACACGGTCAAACACAGTCACAATATCTGGGTACGTGCCGCTCAAGGGCTCAATCAAGTCAGCCATGGTGGTCATCTCAGCAGGACACACAGCCGGACAGCTGACCCAGTTGTTCTGTTCAAGACCTGCTCGAAATATCCAGTACAACACATGCAGTCTATGCTGTCTAGCACCACCTATGATCCTGTTGGGTGCCACAAAAGTCTGCTCAATTCTACGTTGATCTGCGGGTCTAATCAGTCGAGCACGATCATATCCCCTGTACCAGTCCAGGGCAGCCCAACCGTGAAACCAGTAGTAGTGACTCTGCAGGCCCCATTGAGCCGACACAGTTTCCACAGGCTTGCTACGGTATTCGCTGGTGATCACATGATGGTGACCTGTGTATGCAGCCTGAAATTGAGACATAAATCTGTTGAATCTGTCAGGATCCACCGGTTCTTGATCCCAAAACAGGTATCTTTGTGCCGTTGGAATAGAGACCCTGGGCCGATTACATAGATCTGCAAACGCAGTACTGCCCGGCGGGTCAAACCAGTGTGCTCCGTGTTCAGCACCCAGGCCCTTGACAGCCGGCACAAAAATCTGATTGTATATCTCGTCTATTCTGATCATAGATCCAGTTCTGCGGGTCTGTCCTGGCCAATTTGACCCAACATGCCAGTCATTTCTTGCCATAACAACCGTTCAAATGCCCCACCGTAAAAGTGCTGGCGATTGTGCTCGATCGCAGGCAAGCAGGCCTGCCATAACTCCTGTTTTTGTTCAGGTGTTGCCTGATCCAGATCTGTGACCAGATCTGCTATTGCCCGCACCCGCTCGCGATCATCCTGGATGCTGTCGTAGCTTTCGTCCCAAACATCACCAAATGTCTGGAATCCATACCCGCGCAGGTATGACAAGGTGCCGGCGCAGGCATGTATCACAAACGGCATACCCAGGGCAATGGGTTTAAAGGTCTTTTCTGTGACCTGTTGACGCCGCCCGGTAGCCACTGTTTCTGACACCAGATAAAGCAGGCTCTGTTCAGCCTGTTCAAACAGGCTCAGCCAGCATGAATGCATGGGATGACCTGACTCGCCCGGCATATTCAGCGGGGCTTGCGCAGCAAGGATCCGCGAGATGCCCGGGTATTCTGTTTCTAGCGGTGCCGATAATTCTGCTATGCCAACACCTTCTACCGGGCAAACAGCCGGGCAACTGATATAATTGTTGGTCAGTCCTCGTCCCAACACATAGTACAGCAATTCTAACCTGTGTCGGCGGGCTCCGCCTATGATTCTATTGGGGTAAAGAAAGGTCTTGGAAATTTTGCGCTGTGCCGCAGGCTGTATCAAAAAAGATCTATCATATCCCCTGTACCAGTCCAGAGCAGCCCAGCCCCAAAAGAAATAATATAGTGGTTGCCAGCCATATATACTGCACAGTTCTTCAACATTTTCGCTGGCATATTCACTGGTTACAAAATACCCTAAATTTTTTGCGTTGCGCCGTTCGTGAATATCGGCCGCCAGTTCCCAGCGTACAGTGTCAAAGGTCTGACGGAATCGCTCCAAATTGATAGGCTCTGCATCGAAAAATGTTATATAATTGTGTTCCCATGCCAACTGTGTGCCTTGACAAACTATTGATTCGGGCGTACTGGCTCCAATAGGATGCATATGAAAACTTCTCATACCAAATCTATTTTTTCGCAACCAAGCAAAAAAGGTATTTTCGTGAATTTCGTCTATACGGATCATTATGTTTGATGTATTTTATTCTGGTGTCAAACCCAATCTTTTCCCACATGAGCGACCAGCACAGGATATCGAACATGCAAAAAAATCTTGCGCTACCAGGTATTTTTGGTGGATAACATACTTATCGGACTATACCGGGTTTGATTTTTTATTTGAACCTGTGCCATGGGAAAGTGAATATACTCACACTTGGCCCAGTCAGCATCACGAATATTCGGGTACTTTTTTAGTTCCTAAAAATAATCCTGAAATACAATATCGGTTTCACAAAAATATAATCCCAAATCGAGATAATCGTAATAATTATATTCAATTAAAAGACGATATTATCTTTGATTATACTTGGGCACCCAATCCATTTGATCCGCCCTATCGTTATGTGTTTGGAAATCAATGGTATCCAGCAAATCGTATGCCCACAGTAGAATATAATATTCCTGGTGCAACCGAAATAAAGTATATTTTTACTCCTAGAGCTGAATTAAAAGAAAATAAAGACAGCAATTGGGATATATTAGTTGACTGCAACTTTGATTATTCTTGGGTTCCGGATCCCGGAGATCCACCTTATATTTACATATTTGGTAATCAATGGCATCGAGCAGAAATAATGCCCACAGTTAAATATACGGTATTGGGTGCCACTGAAATAAAATATATGTCTTATCCTAGAGCTGAATTAAAAGAAAATAAGACAAATTGGGTTGTACCAGATAATATTGATAATATAGATTATACTTGGCGTCCGGACCCAGGAGATCCTCCATACATATATCAGTTTGGCACACAACATCAAGCTACGGGTGGGCCACAATATATAATACCCGGAGCAACGGAAGTAAAATATGTTAGTGCGCCTAGAGCACAGCGTATTAAAATAGACGATTTATGGACTATTCCAGAAAATACTAATCTAGAGGCATTTGACTTTACTTGGCATCCAGATAGTAGAGATACTCCTTATATCTACCAATTTGCTACACAATGGAATCGTGCTGGTGGCCCTACATACACCGTACCGGGTGCCACCGAGATAAAGTATGTTACTGCACAAATAGCTCGCATGTTGCCCACAGATCGCAATTGGACCGTACCTACTGGCATTGATGTCAACAGTTTTGATTTTAGCTGGACTCCGGATGCCACGGAACAAGCATTCATTTACGAATTTGGCACACAATGGCAAAAAACTGGTGGTCCCATTTATACTGTGCCCGGTGCTACCGAACGCAAATACATTACTGAACCACGGGCGCAAAAGATTGCCAAAGATTCCTGTTGGGTTATTCCAGAACATGCAGATGTGGAATCATTTGATTGGACCTGGCATCCTGACGCCACGGAACAACCTTACATTTATCAATTTGGTACCCAACATCAACGCACCGGTGGACCACAGTATCATGTGCCCGGTGCCACCGAAATCAAATACATTGATCAAATACGAATACGCACAGAACGAGTAGCCACGGCCATTTACGAAATAGATCATTTGGATGGATACGCTGGGCAAATAGAAAATACCACTAAAACTGTGCGCTATTTTGACAATTATTTGGATACCCTACGCAGATTGGTTAAAAATATACCCAGCGAATATGAATTTGTTTGGATCTGCTCCAGCATTTGTGACTATACCAATTTTGATTTTAGCTGGCATCCTGAAATATGGCAGGCCGGAATGTTGCATGTATTTCCCAGCGACGGGCAGAAATTCGGTGATACTTTCTTTATGCATGTGCCCACATTCCGTTATCGTGCAGAAAAGATTCAATTATTGGATTGGTATGATATCAATTACATGGATCGGTCAGTGCCACGACGTCCTTTACCGGTTGTTCAACACACAAATGATACACAGGTTGCGGCTGTAAAAGAAATGGATTTTGCAGGACCATTGGCCATTTTCACCACAAAAGAATTAAAGGAATTAAATGAAATTCCTGCGGTACCATTATGGCGAGAAAAGACCAAAACCATCGTGCCTTTATCAAAAGGTGCTACAAGTGTTATTGTTCCCAAGGTGGCTGTACCATATATTCGAACTCAATTATATGATTATGCCAATATTGATCGTCGTCAACGTCATTTAATTACGGACGAATTACTGGATATTGTTTTTATTGATAATGGCGAGCCCATTGCTGAAATAAATTGGTTACAGTTACCACATACATCTGATCAAAATAAAATACATCGCAGTTCGGGTGTAAATGGACGTGTAGCCGCATACCGAGCCGCAGCTGAATTAAGCACCACACCTTGGTTTTTTGCTGTGTTTGCCAAGCTAGAAACCAATTCCGATTTTGATTGGTCTTGGCAACCTGATAGATTGCAGGAACCTAAACATTATATTTTTCATGCTCGTAATCCAGTAAATGAATTGACCTATGGACATCAGGCCATTATTGCCTACAACAAAAAATTGGTATTGGAAAATACCGCTCCGGGCTTGGACTTTACGCTTGATCAGGCGCACGAAGTTGTTCCTATATTGAGTGGAACTGCCAATTATCATTATGATGCTTGGACCTGTTGGCGTACAGCATTTAGAGAATGTATTAAATTAAGACATTCATTGCCCGATGTCGAAAATGAATATAGATTACGTCAATGGCTAGAACAAGATAATACCCAAGAAAAATGGAGCCAACGCGGCGCCCAGGACGCTGTGGAATATTATGACACAGTGGGCGGTGATTTTACTGAATTACGGAAAAGTTACGACTGGGCCTGGTTGGCCACTTATGCTATGATAAAGCAGAATCTAGTACCGAATCAATAATATATTCTACTTCCAGGTCAGTTAATTCTGGATAAATGGGCAGACTCAACACACGCCGACTCAATGCACTGGCCACACTGAGTATATCAGGTCCGGCAAAATCTGCATAAGCTGTTAATTCGTGAAGTGGTTGTTTGTAATGAATCCTGGTTTCAATTCCTTTTATTTCTAAATTCCTCTGTAGGATGTCTCGCTGATTCACATCAATAACAAATTTATGGTAAGCATGTGTTTCAAAATTCTGTGGACTAATCAAACTTCTGATTCCGGTATTTTTTAATCGTCCCAACCAGTATAAACTGATATTTCTCCGACGTTCCTGCCAGGCATCGATGTGGCCAGTTTTGACCAACATTTGTGCGCAATCTACTTCGCTCATTCTGCTGTTGGTTCCTATATTGGCATGCGTGGGTTTTCCGTTATTGCTCCATTCTCTAGCATATTCTAACAGGTCCAGATCATCAGTGACCACAGCACCACCATTGCCGTAGGCATTGAGATTTTTCATGGGATCGAACGAAATAGCGGTAGCATTGCCCACTCTGTTACATTTGTTGCTGAGCCAGTGCTGTGCCCCATCTTCGATCACAAGATCGGTACCCCAGAATCGATCAGCATTGACAGCAGCTCCGTAGAGTCCAACCAGTACTGTGGCCTGCACGCTGAGATCATGAGGTACTTTGTTTTTATCTAATAGACCGTTGGCATCAGTGTCGGCAATATAAATTTCCCATCCAGCACGTATGAAAGCATTGGCTGTGGCCACATAGGTCATGGCTGGCACCACTACTCTGGGCGGTGTGGCTGTGGCCTGCATACGATAGTACTCGGCTATGATTTCCAAGGCCTGTGTGCCCGAGTGACAAGTAACGGCATATTTGCTATGATTGCGTCGGGACAGCCAGTTCTCAAATTCGGCTGTATAGTTTCCAGACATGAGCTCACCGGAACGCAACACTTCATCGGTGACATCTAGTATTTCGGTGCGCAGATTGTTATACTGTTTTTTTAGTCCAGTAAATGCTATTTTTAAGCCATTCATAGTATTTTTCAAAGCCTTGTTCTATATCAATTTTGGGATTGAATCCAAACGCTGTCCGGGCCTGTTGTATATTTAATTGACCTCGACTGGGAAAATTTCCGTCAGGTTCGTTGATCTGTATACTACCCGAACCGGCAATGCTGACTGCCAATTTTGCTGCTTCCAACAAGGTTCTTGCAGATCCGCGAGTGATGTTGAAGATCTGATGGTTGGTGCAATCGCTTACAGTTGCTTGCACTATGCCGTCCACTACATCGGACACGTAAGTAAAATCTAGACTTTCATGCTCACCGTTGACCTGTATGATGCCACCACGCATTGCGGCCAAGAAAAATTTAGATACTACACGATCTTCAACATCTCTGGGTCCGTATACAGCACTGGGTCTTAGAACGGTATATTCCATGCCAGTCCTGCGGGCATAATCTTCAACTAACCATTCGCCGGCCAGCTTCATGATACCATACTGTCCCAAAGGTCTACAGTCATGTGATTCGTCTACACCATCAAAGTAGGTGTCTTTGAAGTTGCCGTAGACCATGCTGGAACTCACATATACAAATTTACGCACATCATATCGAGCATTTAGTTCCAGCAAATTCAGTAGTCCTTCGCTCATGGTCTGACTACCCAGTTGTGGGCGAGCGTTCACTACTTTTTGACGTGGAAAGCTGGCTAGGTGTATGACTATTTCGGGTAGATAGTGTCTATATACCCAGGCCATGCCTTCTTGATCTTGTATATCGTAGTCAAATACTCTATGTGTGCTGAATTGTTGTTGCCGCTCGGCCATGAGTGGATCCAATTCGTCGGCACTGAGTATACCATAGTCATTGCGATTGTCCACCACAACCACTTCGTGACCTTGAGACTCTAACTGTGCGACTACGCCATGTCCTATGAAACCCAAGCCACCGGTTACGAGTATTTTCATTGGCCCCACCGTAATTTAAAATAAGTTAAATCTTGATCCGATAACTCGCCTACAATATCAACTCTTACGCCATAGGTATTAGCATCTGCATTACAATAAAAAGTACTTTCGCCTATAGCATGTTCCATGACCCACTTGCCTTGTTCAGTCTTTTGCCACTCAGATATAGGAAAGGCCGCATACAAGTACGGGTCTTCAACATCACCCATGGTAAAGGTATGTAGTGTGATCTTGGGCATACTGCTATTATAGACAAAAACTCCGGATCTTGCGATCTAGAGTTTGCCTAATAGTTTATCAGTTTCGGGTTGTACTAAGTTAGCCACAGCACGGATGTCAACTACAAAGTCCACGTCGCGTATCTCGTGATCGTTCTCGGTAAAGTAACGGGTCAGCATGGTTTCTACTTCTTCTAGATCCAGCCCTTGCTTGAGCAAAGTGTGTATGTTGATGGTCTTCTGACGACCACCCATCAACTTTATTACTACCTTTTTAATACACTCTAACGGTACATCCGTTTTGTTTACTTCAGCAAGTATGTTTTCCCATTGATCTACAAAATCATCAATTAACGGCATTAGCTAAATCAGCCTTGGAAGGACGACCACGTTTCTTTTGAGGTTCGACTGGTTCAGACTCTGTAACTATGCTGGGTGCTTCTTTGGCCACTACACCTGGGTCCATGCGTTGTGCGTCTTTCTTCATGCGGGCAGCTTCAGCAATCATCTGTTTGGCTTCTTGTTCCATTTTCTTGGCCTGGAATACCATGTTGGCCGCAAGATCACGGTCACTCAACGCACCCGATTGTGTAGCTTGAAATGGAGCCTGCGCTGTAGACTGTTGTGCAACCTGCTCAGCTTTGAACTTAGCCTCAGCAGCACGCTTGACCTCAGGAGCAACCATGCCACGGCTGGCATCATTCTCGGCCATGCGCTTGATGGCATCTTCACCCTGCTTCATTTCGTTCAACATCTTGTTGAGCTCATCCAAGCGAATTGAGCTGGCCTGGTTAGGAGTCATAATGATGTCACTGGTACGAACTTTCTTGATCATGCGCTCTTGGTGCAGAGTTTCTAGGATCGGACGACCATCTGGCAAGTAGCTACGATGCAATGCATCGGCCAATTGTTCAGCCTGTTGACCTACATCGCTTTCGATAACCTTTTGAATAGCATCTTGCCATACCACCTGGATAGTTTCAGGGTAAATGATCAAACACATGTGGTCTTCGCCGGGTACCTGACGGAATAGAACGCAAACCTTGCGATCGCTGTGTTTTCCTACGTGTTTCATAAACGCCATATTATTCTCCTTGGGATGTTGTATCGGTATCAGTTGTTGCAGGTGTATCTGCCGTGCTAGCCAAATCGGCCTCTGCGGTATCTTGTTGCGCCTGTGCCTGTGCTACTATTTCGCCAAGGAATGCTGATAACTTGTCGTAGACAGCACCTACTTGGGTTAGTTCGGCACCACGGAATGCACCGCGTGTGCTGGCTAGATCTACGATGTTTTTAAGTGTATCGAGATCTGCAATTGTGATTTGTGTGGGTTGAGTATTGTTTTCCATGTAGGTATTTAATACAGATAACAACTGTTAATTTATTTTTGTAAAGAAAAACACCGCTAAATGGGGTGTTTTGGTAAAATTGATAGTTATTAGATCAGTTTAAAGTTAAGATAAGCCAGGCCCCAACAGAATGCAGTACCAATATAATCGCCATGAGCAAGATTGTGAAATCCAGCCAAGGTTAACCAACCCATTAGGAACCAATTGATTTCAGTTCTATAACGATAAAAAAATTGTTTAATTTGATTCATCTTCATCTCCATTTAAAATTTGCCCGACCATATCTAACATACAACTGTAGCAAGTGGGGCAAAATGCTACAGGTAATATTCCAAAGTGCCCTTGAATTCCACCTTCGTCATCGGCAAAATCACAGGCGCATACCGTACACTTGTGATCCGTGCCAACATGTTCTAGTCCTTCAATCATTGTTTTAGTATCTCCCACATTAGAGTTGGATCTGTTTTTGGCACAATTGCAATAGGTTCAATCCAACTGCGTTCGATACATTGTTGGATTATCCATCTATGTTCATTGGGGCAATCATCTCTAATTAAAATAGACGCACGGTTGGCTATTGAGATAGGTCCTTGTAACTGGAAGCTGGGATCACCTTTCCTAAGAGTTACAAATGGAGATTCAGCAGTGGTAAATGCCATTAGTGCCGACTTTCTTCTTCGTAGTAAGCATATTGACCAAATGGTGGAACAATCGTAGTAGTACCGTGCATGATAAACACAGTATCACAGTACTGTTCATCACCCCACGAACCATTGGGATAACCATCTGTAAACATGATATGACGCTTGGGTTCAATTTCATTATCTTTGAAGTATTGGAATACACAATCAAAGTCGGTACCACCACCTCCTGAAATTTCATAGTCCTTGATATCTTCCAAGTTCTCACTATCAAACTGACAAGGATTGTAAACTTCAGTATCAAAGGTCAGCACATGAATACGATAAGACGGAAACTGTTCCATGATACCGGCCACTTCGCTTAGGAAGTCCTTGAGCATGCGCTCACCAATTGATCCAGACGCATCGATGCTGACAGCAATATCAATCATAGGGTCCAGCTTCATACCGGGCATGACAGCGTCCATGTGCCAGCCTCTGCGACTGTTACGCATCCAGGTATAGTCGGACTTCATGGTTGACTCTAACTGCATACGAAGCAGTTCGCGCCAGTTCATCTTGGGTGCTGTCATGTCTTCAATAATGCGTTTTACACCCATGGGCAAGTTGCCGGCACCATCACTTGCCGCGGCAGCTGCTAAGACAGCTTCTTTGATCTCGTCACGGATCTTTTGCTTTTCTTCAGGACTAATTTTGGGACGACCCTTGCCATTTTTAGCATCATCGCCTTCTTTTTCGCCCGAACCACCACCTTCGCCATCCAGGTGCTCGTCCAACAGCTTGTCGATCAGCTGATTCATATCGATCTTTTCTGCGTTTTCGTACAGGATGTCGTAGATTTCTTCTGAGCTCATGCCTTCATACTTGGCATCATAAAGACACGGAACTGTGGTAATAAACTCGCCTACACGATGTTTTTTCAAGTCACCATTGACACAGTAGTCATTGGCAATGTTGAACAACTGTGGGTCACGATCACCACGACGTCCAAAGTGATCGTACACACAATGCAATACTTCATGCCCAAACAGGAACTCGATTTCTTTGGGTTTGAGCATGTCTACGAAACGGCTATTGTAGTAAAAATTACGCCCGTCGGTTGCGGCGGTAGGACACCAACCGTCGGCATTGACCAATTTCAACCGAGTGGCCAAGTTACCAAAGAAACTGGCACGGAGTAAGAGTCCCACACGGGCTGTGATTAATTTTTCGCGGACGTCACGATCCAGTTTAGGATCTGTAGGACCCAGCAAGTCCTTGAACTTGTCTGACTCTTTTTTGTTGGCTGTAGTGGCTGTGCTCATACCTGTCCTTATTATTAACTATACTACTATTATACAATAAATGCTTTTTCTGGTCAACCGTTAATTATATAGTGTAGGCTACCGTATGTTGACGGCCCCTACTTGAACTCTACTCATTATGACCCTGAGTCTGCCCAGGTTGGCGCATGGTTGTTTAACTCGAACTTCCACTAAAACGATTAGTTTGCGGGCTTGCACCCAAACTAACAAACCAGTCGCCGATCAGTCGCAACCACTTACTTAACATACTACTATTATAGCAAATGGGTCTTTTCTGGTCAACCGGTGCTAAATAAGGGTGTAGTTCGCGATACGGACATATCCAACTACTCTAACAGTTTATAAGGAACCATCAGCATGATTATTTACTATCTATACAAAAAGACCCATCAAAAGACAGGGTTAAAATATTTAGGTTATACCAAAAGAAATCCTTACACATATACAGGATCTGGCTCCTACTGGACGGCACATCTTAAAAAACACGGTTACGCTATCGATACTGAAATACTACTCGAAACCGACTCCAAAGATGAGATAAAAATAAAAGGTCAATATTACAGCACTTTATGGAATATTGTCAACGCAAAAGACAGCAATGGTAAGAAGGTATGGGCAAATCTTAAACCCGAAGCGGCTGATGGTGGAAGCATTCCTAGAACAACCCCTGTTCTTAAATCTGTAGGCAGGAAGATTAGTAAACAGTTAAAAGGTCGTATAAATGGTCCGCATACCGATGAGCGGAAGCAGAATATCGCCAAGTCCAAACTAGGCACTCACAAAGGAATGACCTACGAAGAGATTTATGGTAAAAAAGCTAAGGCTATACGCAAGGATAGATCGATAAAACTTAAAAAGTATATCAACGAGAATCCTGATATACGAGCTGGTAAAAATAATGGCAATGCTAAGTTCTACGAATTTATTAGCCCAAGTAAACAGTTATATTCTATCAATGGGTCAATAGTTCAGTTTTGTAAACAACATAGTCTTAATCTAACAGGCGTATATAAGTGTATTAACGGTCAGGTGGATAGTTATAAGGATTGGCAGATTAAGCGTTTAAATATTTCAATATAAAAAAACTCATAGCACTTTCAGAATACCAATCAAGGTGCACTTGGCTTTCGTAGTGATAACGATTATGGAATCCTTCAATTTTCATTATTTCCCAAGTGTCTTTGTCGTGCTCGGCCAAGCCCTTGTGATGACGCACAGTAAATCCTAGTTCTCGCCGGCATCGGGCCGAAATCAACATGGTGCTTGCGCCATGCTCATATCTCAGGCGATTGGCCAATGCATACCATTCATATGGGTTGTGAAATATGATCAGGTTTTGTTTTACAGTTATTTTCATTTATCAAATTTTAATACAAACATGGTATACTTTTTTTCATCCTGTATGCTATAATCTAAACATACATTCTCGCCGTCAAACTCCAATTGGATACCATATTGGTCCAGCACCCAGGCAAAGAAGTTGCGGTTGTGAGCGTCTCCTAGACTTTCAGGATAAAGTTTATTGTATTCGTTTCTGGCTCGTTGGATGCGTAGGAAGTGACGGGTATCACCACCTATGATGGTATCTAAGCGTGCGACTGTGTTTTGATAAAGCTCATCTTTCATACTTGATGGTTTTACTTTTCAATTTGATCATGGTGAACTCGTGTGGATCCACAGGTCTGTGTCCGTGCCAGGCTGGATGTACCTGATATACACCATTGGCATTTTCCAGCCAGGCACGCTTTGACTGAGATAAAAATTCGTCATGTATGTGAAATGGCATGTGACCATTGTCAGCAGGACTACAGTTGAACAAGCACCAATACTTCCAGTTCTCATTGAAGGCCTTTTCAGTTCTTTCGTCTAGTTCGTAATAGTAGTTCATCGACAATTCCAGGTCAATTTAAAAACAGTAGCATCTCGAGCATCCTCAAACCGAAATGCAAATCCTTCCGTGCTTTCCCAACCATGCACATGATAGCACGACTCACTGGGATACCGATCACACCAGTCGTACAGAGCCTGTGGGCGGAAGCGTTGCAAGCTCATGATTTCGTCCCAAGTGACCACACATTCAGTCCAATCAGGAGGAGGCCAAGCCATAAACTGTCTCACGAGTCTCGCAACCTATCAAACGCATCGCCGTATTCCCAAAAGCCACCACCGGGACTAGGCACATAACGACGCCAGACCCAGTCTCTACAATACCAACGACCGTTGATGATCTTGGGCCAAATAATAAAGTGTTTCTCCCAGCGGTCTTGTGCTCGGGGTGGATCCATTCCGGGTATAGGCATGCCATTACTTACCACACCCATTTCTTTTATAACAAGATCGTGTGCTTCTTTCCAATGGTCGTATTGTGTTTTCATCCCCACTTTAGCATGAACCAGGTGTAGTCCGCATCATTATCAAAAATATAATAGACTGTTCCGGAAGGACTTTTACTATCAACTCTGCATCGAAAAGCTTCGCGCCATCGTTGACCATACTGTCTAGGCAACTCCAAATGCTCAACCGGTAATGTGCGCCTGGCATTCCAGTAGGTTGTATTGAATGCATCATCTAGCACGTTGACTCTGATCATGACCACCTCAACATAAACATGAGATGATCCTGCTTGTTAACAAACTCAAATACACCTTCGCCAAGAAACCACCATCCACGGTCACCAAACTGTTGCTGACACCAGACAATACAAGGCGACCATCCTTGGTAAGTGGACATTTTAGGAGCCGTAACACCGGCTACGTATCTATTGTGCATCTCGTTCATGCCCACCTCAACAGGAACATCATGCGTTCACGAGGATGGCTAAAGTTCAACAAAGATCCAAAATGATGATTTATGCCTCTGGGCATGTGTTCCGCCATCCAGTCATATATCTGGGTCTGATTGGCCTGCCACCAGTCGTGATCCATGATGATCAAGCTGGGTTGCATGGCATCGCCGGTTAGTTCAAAGCGACTACCACTTTTAAGATTGGCCGCAGGATGTTTATGATTCATTGTGGGTCTCCCCATTTGATTTTAAACCACGTCAGCTCTTCGTCTCCTCGTAGATATACAATGCTACCACCTAATCTAATGTTAAATCCCCAATGGGGATTATTTACAGTATCTCGATCAATATGTTCTGCCAAGCCGTAGGTGTGCGACAACCATTTTCTTACAGTATCAAACTCGATCATTCGGGCGATCCTGATAAAATATTTAAAATGTTCGGGGTCAGCAGTTTCGAGTACAGTATAGTTCATATGATAGGTAGGAGGGCAGTGCAAGCACAGCCCTGTGTAAAATCCACACCACCCTCCTGTTAGACCTTAGTTACTGGCGTTTAGGATATACTTGCCGTAACGATTGTGGAACTCATCAAAGTTTTTCAACTTGGTTGGCTGGAACGGTAAGTTGTATGTGGTAAGCGCAATTCTAGCACCCATCACAACCAACTCAGTTTCAAAGTTCTTCATCATGTAAGCAAAGAAGTTATCGGCCATGGCGTGAAACTCTTTGTCAGCTACCTTTTTCTCAATAGCACCTTTGAGCTCGTAGCACATGGAAATTACCAGGCTATACATGGCTGATACTTCTTTGACTTCCAGCTCTTTTTCCTTGCCTGACAAGATGTCTTCAGGTTTAGGCATGCGACCTGCTACCTTACGGTGTGCCATAAATTTCACAGCCAATCCTTCGCCCACAGTACCTGCTACCAGGTTCATGATGGTATCGTCATCACCATCTTCGTCTTCCAACAATTCTGAAACGAATGTCCATGAGCGTGGTGTAGCAAAAGCACGGCTAGCACTTTTGGCATCAAAGTCATAAAGATCCTGCTTGGCAAAACTCAAGTAACCAACCACATCCTTGTGGATGTTATGGTTGACCGCCCACTCCTGCCAAGCAGTGAAGTCACACTTCATTTCCTGGTGAATAAATCGATTCGCCAAGGGTGTGGGCATGCGATATGTAACACCTTTGTCACTTTCTCTATTGCCTGCGGCCACCACAACCACATTGTCAGGCAAGTGATATTTGCCCACACGGCGATTCAAAATCAACTGATAAGCCGCGGCCTGTACCGATGGTGCGGCACTATTCATTTCGTCCAAAAATAACACCACAACCGGATAGTCCTTGGCCAATTCTTCACTGGGCAAGTCCACTGGTTCAGCCCAGTCCATCTTGCCTGAATCTTTGTTATAAAACGGAATACCACGAATATCTGTGGGCTCCATCTGACCCAAACGCAGGTCGATCATGTGACCTCCCAGTTCCTCGGTAATTTCGGCTACCAATTCTGACTTGCCAATTCCAGGAGGACCCCAAAGGAATACCGGGCGTTGTTTACGGAATGCTTTGAGAAGGCTCTTG